CGTGTGCTCTTCCGATCTATAATCAGCAAATCCGATTTTATCTGCTTCACATTCGCCAAAGACACGAACGATAGTGGCATCGTACATTTCACCATTACCTAGTGTTAGGTTCGTTCGTTTAACGTTAGCTTTTACCTTTTTGGCGGTTGTATTGCCCTCAAAATTGAGGTCATCACTATCGTTAGCTGTCTCAGTAATCAAATAAACTGTCTGATCGTATCGCATTAGAACCACCCGATTGCATTTCCAGTTAAATCACCCTTACCAGTTGAATCAATCCAAGCTTCAATGTCAGGTAAATAGTCTTTTAAGTCATTAGAGTTAAAGGTCATTGATAGCCCTTCTTCTGAAATGCTATTCATACCCTCGTTATGAAACTTGTTGTACTTTGCTAACGTCAACTGGTCGACTAAGTAATTTAACTCAGTAGGGAAATTGTCGTCATCAAGATACTTGCGGATATAAACCATAATGGCTTGCTTAGCCTGCACGATATAAGCTTCAACACGTCCTTTATCGGCATCGTCTAAATCGATTCCTAATAAAGTTTGCATACGCTGAATATCGTTCGTTGCGTCTAATTCAGCCATTTAATCACCTCATTACTTAGTAGGCGTTGGGTTTGGTGTAGCAGCCTGTTTAATAGCCTCATCAGTGGTTGTGAACTTAACGTAAGGCATAATCTTAGGATCAAATACTCGGTTCCAGTATTTACCATTTGCTAAGTCTTCCATGCCAGGGAATGGCTTGTTTGGATTATCTGCCGCGAATGCTGATTCATTCCAGCTCATACCTTGTGGAGCTAATACAAAGCGGCGACGACTAATAAGATAATCAACACCTTGGAAACGTAATGCGTCACGACCTGTTTCAGCGGCACGTGGTGTTGGTAATTCAGACCAACCAAATGCACCAGAAGCAAACAAGTAGCTAGTATATACACCATCTTTTACAGGCATTGTGTCATCAACGATTACTCGTACACCCTTAATAGAGTCACCAGGGTTTGGAGCTAAAATTTGAGTTGGCAATTGATTACCGTTGATTAGGATAGTGTTACCAGTCTTTGGATCAGTGATATTAGCATTTTGTAATTCTTTCAAGATATTTGAGTGAACTACAACAGTTGCAAGATCACGGTAACGATCACCTAATTGGAAACGTGCTTCGTTAAAGTTTTTAAGTGAGAATGTGTTATCACTTCGCCGATTATCAGCAGCATTAAATTGATTCTTGTCTTTCATGCTATCTGAAGCATAAACACCATCCATAGTGCCCAAAAGAATCTTTTCGTTAATATGACGCCAATAAGTTTGAACAGAAGTACCAATGTTGCCAAGTGGATCAGTTCCAGATAATTCGCCGGAAAGGTCAGTAGCACTCCAAGCTTGTAAGAAACCATAAAGCCGGGCTTGTGCTAATTGAGTACCAATTGTATTGAGCGTAATGTCCTTGGTATCATCAATGTTTTGTGGTGCTACGTCTTCAAGAGGCTTGAACATTGGAATGTTTACCAACTTACCACCGCCAGTAAAAGCAGAAGCAATACTAGGTACCGCTTGGATTACACCAGATTGAAAGAATTGGTCTTGTTCCACCGATTGTTGAGCTTGGTAGGCGGCCCAACCTTCGGGAATTTGCATATTTGCTAATTGTGTAGCTTGTTGAATATCAGCCATTTACTATTCACTCCTTAATTTATTTTTCCAACATAAAAGCCCTGCTTAGGTTGCGCTTGTGCAATCATTTGCCGGGCTTTTTCTGGATCTTGATTAAAAATTTCTTGTTGCTTAGTGATATTGAATGATTGTGCAGACCAAGGATTATCACTAAGAGAAACGTTAGAGCCACCGTTGCCATTGATTGGATTTTGTTTACCTCTCATAAGCTTTTCAGTGGCTTCTTGTACCTTCTTTTGAACGTATTGATCTAATAAGTCTAAACGTTGTGACGTTTCCTCCTCATCAGCACCCATAACGAGCGGCAACAGATCAGTAGTAATACCCTTATCGATCAATGTTGACTTAGTTTTTACTTCCCGTAATTGACGATCTAAGTCTTGCTGTTTGCGATTAAACTCGTCTTCACGGTCTTTTTGCTCAGCTTTAGCCCGCTCTTCAGCAGACATTTTAGTTCGTTCAATTGCCTTTTGAATTGCATCTCGCTTTTCTTGCTCAACCTTTTGACTATTCGCTTGTATTTTTGCATCAGACTTAGCCCGCTCTTTTGCAACCTTTTCAGCAATTAAAGAGCTGATAGCTTCTTGCTGTTCAGGCGTGAACTCTACTTTAGGCTTCTCTTCTTGCCCCTCATTTTGAGTTGGCTGGTTGTCCTGTTCTTGTACAGGCTGTTGAGTTTGAACTTCATTTTCGTTTTCCATTATCAATACCTCCGTTTAACGCCCGTCGGCTTATTCCGTTTAACCTCCGTCGAGGAAACCCGTCCGCTCTTTAACGCCTGTCAGCACGTTTGAAGGCATAATAAAAGCGGCTATCCGTTTGAATAGTCGCTATAATCTCTTAACTTCTTGTATTAAATTGTTTACCGTTTGCGCGCCGATCAGCACTGCAAGCACCTTTGTTGCCGTATCGTTGACGCAAAAGAATGCTCCTATGCAAAGACACAATGTAGCAAACAGCAATATAAAAATACCTATTTGTAATTTATTCATTTTTATAAATCATCTTCAATGTGTGGCTTCTTAAAATATAAAAGGCCCGGATAATCTATCCCTTTTAGTTTTCCAACTACTTTAATCGTTAGTTCTGAATAATTTGAAGTATCAGGGCAATCAATTTTTAGGCTAGTAATTCCTTCAATTCTTGTGCCATTGATATACAATCCGTTATCTTTTAACTCAAATCTATCCATAAAAACACCTCACAATCCTAAATCTTCTAGCGCTTCCTTGACTGGTGTTTCAGCCGGAATGATGTTACATGCACAGCGCGGGTGGAATGGTGGCACGTTAATACCAACTACAATGCTGTCAATCTTAACTTTTGTACCGTCCATTCCCTCACAATACTTGCAAACGTTAGTACTGTGACGGCTTACCACTTTAACGTACTTGTAGCCGTCATTTTTAAGGCTTTTTGCAGTTGTTTTCATTTGAGTTGCCTTAGCTTCAGTAACAAATATTCGCTCAAGGTTTGCTTTTGTGTGCATGTAGCGTTTCTGCACTGTTGAGCGCCACTTATCCGAGTTGTAATTCCACTGCTTGTCACCTTCAAGTGCTTCTTTGGCTGCCTTTTTTAACGAGTTGGGGTTCATGTGATTTTTAACTTGAAAATCAATCACCTTGTCTAAATCCATTGAGAGGCGTTGTGCGTGCTTAAAGATAAGTGGCAATGTATCTGTATCATTACCCGTTTGAGTGGCTACACGGAGCAAGGCACGGCGTCTCAGTTGGGTATTATATCCGCCATGTTGCTTGCCTGTTAATTCAGTTACCTTATTAACAATTTCTGTTTGCTCAGTTTGCAACTTCTTAGCAACGTCAAGCCCAAGCATGGCAATGTTAATTCGGCTTGTAAGCTTTGCTACGTCAAGATTGGTCTTATACGGTAGATTATTCAGCAAAGCACCCACAACGGTTTTCTGTTGCGGTGTGTGAGCTATATTGCGTAACTCACGTAATGTATCGAATACGGCTTTAACGTCCGCTGGGTCTGCTTTATCATTCCACTTCAAGCCATTATTAAAGAAATGATCAAAAGTAACCTCTTGCTTATGCTCTGCACGTTCTACCGCATCACGTAAAGCAACAACGCTCGGACTATTTGGGTTAAATATTTTATCTAACTGGTCGAACCATTCTTTATCAGTCATTAGTTATCACCTTTGGGCTTGTTTTCGACTTCTGCCGGCTCTCCAGTAGCAAAAATATTACCAATTCCGGTTCGTCCTTGCTTATAGTCGTCACCTTCTTTGAGTTCCTCTTGCTTTTCATCATCAATCCGCTGTTTTTCATCATCAGCCGGCACATTGGTAATCTTTTGAGCAATTTCTCGTAAAGATTTCATACTTTCAAGTCCCGGAATACCTGCTAACGTTTGAATTAATTGGGCGGTTTCTTGATCATTCTTCGGCAAGTTAGGGTCAAAGTTAGGCTTTACCATATCAGCAACAACAGATACATCGTTTTCACCTGGCAAGGCGTTGATCTTATTCCAGTAAGCAATACATGAGCTAATACGAGAACGTAGACCACGTTTGTACAACGCTTCTTGTACCTTGCGCTCTTGATCGCTTCCCCACAGCTTGTAACTCATCGCTACACCGGAAGCGTTAGAAGCAAAGTTAGGATCATTGACGTTTGGCGTATTGGTATACTTATGAATTTCATTAATCAAAAAATTAGTGTAAGTAGACCAGCCGGCGGAATCGTATTGCTTTGTAATATATTGAAGCGTAGGAGTTACGACTGTACGTTGCCCTTCGCTTAATCCAGTACGTGCAATGTAAGGCTCCAAGTAAAACATGTGATGTTTAGGATCGATGATCGGTCTAGGTGGTACCAATACAACTGGCTTACCATCTTTTCCCATTTGGACGTTGCCTTGCTTATCTTTTGCATAAACTGGCTTAGTCTTATTAGCAAAGCGACCAGTTGCTACCATAGCAGCATCGTTAAAATCCTCTTGGAAGTTTGCCATTGTGGAGATTGCCTTGTCTAATGCGTCCATCTGATCAATTTCAGGCTCCCAATCCCCTAAACGCTCTTCGTTGTTCTTATACTCAGTTAGCGGCACACGTTCAAAGAATAACGGCTCTTGACCGTCAAAAATAACGTTGTTAACTGGTGAGTTAGTCTCAGGTAATCCGCCATCTGAATGATAGCGATAGACCATCGAATCGGTGTAAATCTCATAGTTTTCACGTAGTAGCTCATCTAAAACGCCTGTCTGGTAATAACGAACAGCAAACAGTGGCTTAGCCTTAATTGAATCATCATAAACAACAAAACACGTTGTCGGGTCAATCTTTGCTAAGTTTAACGTTGTTTCACCTTCGTTAACGTAGACAAGATCATAAGCACGACCCATGATTGATAAATCCTTTTTAAGCATTTCATCAATGTAAGGCGTGTTTGCATTGTCGTTGTAATGAGTAAGTAAGTCATCAAGCCTTTCGGATAAAGACTTCATGCTGTCATTATCAGTCGCTATCTTGTATTGAATATCGTTACCCATGAAGTAGCCCACACGAATGTTAGTAATATAACGTGCAAATCCTGTTGACACTCGATTATGCGCATTATCCGGATTGGGTGAACCGGCCCACTTCTTAATCTTCGTATCAGCATAGTAATAGCGCATAAGCTCTTTTAATCGTGGTACTTCCCTATCAATGTGGTGACGAATGAACTTATAAGCTGTTTCGTATAGTTGCATTGGATAATCTTTAATCGTATTAAAATAGCTAACCGGAACTTGATATTCTCGATTAGCTTCCAAATCAAAGCGATGCTGTTGTGGAATTGTGTTTTGCATTAAATATCAAGCCCCATTTCTCTAGCGATGTGATACTGATTACCCCAGTCAACACCCATCGAGCCATCATACATATCCATATATTGACGTACTGCATAACGTAGCGCGTCCATTGCGTGATTATTCTCATCTTTCGGACGATTGAGCGTGTTACCGATGTTGTCAGTATCAAATACATAGTTGTTGAACTCGTTCCAAATGTTTTTGCATTTTGGGTGAACATGGATTTTATATTGCCACAATTGATCTATTCCGGCTTCTATGGGCGTTTTAACAACAGATTGAATATTATCAATACCAAGATCTAAAAGCTGTTGTGTGCGCTCTGGTGAAGCAGAATCAGCATAGATGTTTGCATGCTGATAGCCGTTCTTTTTGAGCCATTCAGCAATGTGTGGCGTTGTTTGATGATATGTATACATCTCATCATAAATCCAAATGTTTTTACTCTTTGGGTCAATCGCTAACGCAACAAAGGCGTTAGGGTCACCACCAAAACCGTAATCAAGACCAAATCCAGCATGTCCGCACTCGGTAAGTTTTTCCTGTGGGTCAAAATCAACACGAGATCGGAAGAGCACACGTCTGAACTCCAGTC